AAAAAGAACTATCGGGGGTGAAGGAATGATACTAGAAAAGGGTTGTGCCGAGCGTGGTTGTGCTTGCTATGACGTTAGGGTTGACGAAGGTGTTGAGGTCAAGGTAGTGCGTGAACTAACAAACGAAGAAATTATGGAAGTGGCTAATGAAGTGTTTAATACATACCAAAACTGGGGCTACTACCAAATAGATTTCGCACGGGCGATACTAAAAAAGGCGAGTGAAAAATGATATTTAAATTTAAAGAAAAAGAAATAGTGTTGGATTGTTTTACTCAGTATGCAACAGTATACGAGGCATTCCCAATTGAAACATCCTTAAAACATATGCCCGATTGGTGGCATACAATACCAAAAGAAATGAAGATAGACTTTTTTTCAAGACCAACAATGAAAACTTGTACTGGGTTATTAAATCTATATAAGTATTCATACACTATACCTATGTGGTCTGACTTGGCAATTCAAGTATCTCCCGATGCAAGCTACAGGTGGCAGTTTTCGGATTCACTAACAGAAATAGATTTACATCCATCCGAGCAACGAGGAGATTTTTTACCTGTAGATAAGTTTGCACATTTAAAAATACAATCACCTTGGTTTTTAAGCTGTAAAAAATCCATCAAATGGGTATGGTCTCAACCAACATATAACTCTGAAACCCTTGATGACATCATAATACTTCCGGGAGTTGTAGATTACTATAACCAGTCAGATACTAACATAAATTTTGCGCTCAATATTATGAGAGCAAGAAACATTTTTGTTAAAGCCGGTCAGCCAATGGTACATATGACCCCAATGTATGATGGGAAAATTAAATTTGTTAACCACTTAATCTCAGAGCAAGAAATGAGAGGCAGGAAGTCAATAGGTTTAAATTGTTCTTTTATTAACTCAAACAAAATTTTAAATAAGTTTAAAGAAAAAGCGAAGTGTCCATATACTGGCTAAAGCCTGTGAAAAATGACAAAAAGGAAAAAACAGTACGATTTTCTAACAAGTAGTTACAAACCCTACAAAAAGTTAGGGTTTCCCGATAGGGAATATATTGAGTGTTAAGTGGTTTAAAGTGCAGTTTATTTATCATTCGGGAATATTGGGTGTATTCGGGTGTAAGAATGGGTTTAATTACCGAACGGTAATGATTCATAAGTTGAGCATTAAGTGGGTTAAGGATTCATTTATGAGTCATTCGGTATTCATGAATTTTGAATAAATGTGTGGTTTGTTACACATTTTGTACATCCGTTATCGTTTTTGTGCATTATAGGTATCATTTTGTAGTCTATTTTTTAACTTATAGGTATCAATTTTAGGGGGAAGTATGGTGGAAGAATATGTTATCGGTTCTATATTAGTTGTGTGTTTTTTAATTTTATTTATCTACAGGGGGGAGTGATGAGTTATTGGGATTTAGCAAATAAGATTGAAGCGGTAAGTTTTCGGATGGATTCAATTAAGGCAATTATTGAGTTAGTTGCTGAGAACGTTTCAGACAACGCATATAGTAGCCCGTTGTGGGGTTGTGCTGAAATGATGGACATATATTCAAAACAGTTAGAAGATTTATCCGCAGAGGCAATGGAATTACATAGAGAATCAAAAATTGTTGCCGAACAAGCAACACCCGTAGCCATTAAAGCAACGAAAGGAAAGAAATGAATCACGAAGAAATGAATGAAATACTTAAGGCTGAACGTACTTTTCTTGAGGCTCAGAACCATAAACTAGCTACAATAATTAGGCAACAAGAAGAACAGATTATGGATTTACGTTTAGCAAACCAAGACTTGAAGTATCAATTAACCCAAAAACATGAGGAATCAAAATGAATATCGAAGTAAAAATGATTAAAGAGTTAGACGATGGCGGTGCTATCTGCACATTGGACATGGATGAAGATGCTAAAGAGTATCTAATTGGTGAGGGCTTTCTTGCCGTAATTAGACGGGCGTTAGATACATCTGAGTCATATGTCAAACCTGAACTCAAGGAGAATAAAGATGTGGAACTATAGAGTTGTCAAGCATAAAGATGGAGAAACACAAGAAGAGTACTTAGAAATTAACGAGGTATACTACAATACTCTAGGCAAGCCAATGGGGTACTGTGATGCTACAATAAGTGGTGAGACTCTAGGCGAAATAGAAACTGTACTAGAGATGATGCGTAAATCCCTAGAAAAACCTATTTTAACTTTTAACACCCCTAAAAATGAATGACTTTGAGTTTAAAAAATACATAAGTAAATGGCTGTCACAAAGTGAACACTTGCAAATGATTAGTGAGGAATCTGACATGACGCAGGAAGAAGTATCAAAAGCTTTAGATATTAGCCGCGCTACAGTAGTTAATATAGAAAAAAGGGCAAAGGAAAATGTGCGTAAAAAACTTTTAGCTAGGTATAATGTTTCTTCTATGGACGACTTACTATGAAATTTACTTGGTCTTACTCTTCTTTAAAAGAATATCTAAACTGTCCTAGACAATATCATGAGATAAAAGTATTAAAGAACTACGAGAAAAAACAAACAGAACAGATGTTGTATGGTTTAGAAGTTCATAAAGCATGTGAAGATTATGTAAAAGAAAGTAAACCACTAGAGAAAAACTACCGAAGATTTAAAGCGGTGTTAGATAGTTTACTAGCAATTGAAGGAACGAAATACCCTGAGCATGAATTAGCCATTACTTATGACAGAAAAATATGTAACTTTGATTCTAAAGATAGGTGGGTTCGAGGTATAATAGACTTATTAATTATAGATGGTGATACTGCCTACATAATTGACTACAAAACTGGGAGTAATAAATACCCAGACCCAAAGCAATTGAAGTTAATGGCAATCATGACGTTTATACATTTTCCTGAAGTAAAGAAAATTAAAGCTGGTTTGTTATTCGTTATGCATGATAGTTTTATGCCAGAGGAATATGATGTAAAAGATATTGATAAATTATGGGATTACTTTTTAGGTGATTTGAAAAGACTAGAAATATCTTTTGATAATAATTTGTGGATTGCTAACCCTACTGGATTATGTGGTTGGTGTCCAGTTAAAAAATGTGAATTTCATAAGGAGCGATGATGCCATACGTTAACAAACCAAGACCATACAAAAAAGAATATGAACAACAGAAAGCCCGTGGCGAGCATGAAAATAGAATGGAAAGACAGAAAGCAAGACGTAAGCTTGATGCAAAAGGAGTTGATAGAACTGGAAAAGATGTCGCCCATGTTAAGGCACTATCAAAAGGAGGTTCTAACAAAGACGGTGTACGCTTGGAATCTCCACACAAAAATAGGTCATTTAAAAGAAAGTCTGATGGGTCAATGAAATAGTTGCTATAGTCATCATAAGGCATGAGTAGATGGCGAGGGTTAGGTTTCCCTTTATAACCATGTCAGTTAAACGGTGTCCTGAAGTTATTACTTCTCCTCTTTCGCACGGCAGGTTTAACCGATTGACTCCCGTAAGGAGTCACCAGTTTAGTTTATTTAGTTGAGGATAATGTGAAAATAGTTGATAACGAAGCGTTAAGATTTAAGATTGAATCTAGTAGAGTACCAGACATAACAAACTACATAGAAAAAAGCCAAGTAATAAATGATAATGGCAAGATTGCAGATGTTCTAGTTTACTATGGGTTAGAAGAAGTTAAACATTTGGCAAAGGTCATAGGCGGTACAAACATACCGTCACCTATCAGTAAAGAATATTCTTGGCCAGGTATGTATACACCATTTAACCACCAAGAAAAAACCGCATCATTCCTTACATTGTACGACAAAGCGTTCTGCTTCAATGAGGCAGGTACAGGTAAAACTTCATCTGTAATTTGGGCGGCGGACTACTTAATGAGTTTGGGTAAAGTAAAAAGAGTATTGATTATATGCCCACTATCTATTATGTATTCAGCATGGCAAGCAGATATATTTAAAACCGCTATGCACAGAAGCGTTGGTGTAGCATATGGGGATGTTAATAAGAGAAGAAAGATTATTAATGGTGTTTATGATTTTGTCATTATGAATTATGACGGTGTAAACATAGTGCTGGAAGATATCATAAAAGCCAAGTTTGATTTAGTTGTTGTCGATGAAGCCAACGCATATAAAACTGCAACCACTAAAAGATTCAGGGCGCTTTCCAAAGTAATAAAATCTGATACAAAATTATGGATGCTAACTGGAACACCAGCGTCTCAGTCACCGCTAGATGCGTTCGGTCTCGCTAAATTAGTTTCTCCCGGAAACGTACCTAAATACTTTACCGCGTGGCGTGACAGAGTAATGCATCAACTTACTAGATTTAAATGGGTTCCAAAACCAACTGCAAAAGATGAAGTGTTTAATGCACTACAACCAGCCATACGATTTACTAAAGCAGACTGTCTAGACCTACCACCGATTATGTATCAGACTAGAGAAGTACCACTTAGTTATCAAGTACAAAAATACTATAACGCTATTAAACATGAGATGTGTGTAGAAGCGGCGGGTGAACAGATTAGCGCAGTTAATGCGGCGGCGAAGTTATCTAAGTTACTACAAATATCAGGTGGCGCTGTGTATACCGATACAAAAGAAGTAATAGAGTTTGACGTTAGCCCACGACTTAATACTTTGATGGAAGTGCTAGATGAAACAGAACATAAAGTAATTATATTTATACCTTATACTCACACAATACATTTAGTTAGAAAACATTTAATACAGGAAGGAGTTAGCAATGAAATCATAGACGGAAGTGTATCAGCTAGGGAACGAGGTGAAATTATAAATCGCTTTCAAACTGCGGAGTTACCTAGAGTTTTATTAATACAACCACAAGCCGCATCACATGGTGTTACGTTGACCGCCGCAGATACTGTTGTTTTTTGGTCTCCTGTAATGAGCGTAGAAACTTACCTTCAATGCGTGGCTCGTATAGAGCGTGTAGGACAAGTTAATAGTATGACTGTAGTTCATCTACAAGGCTCTGAAGTAGAAAGAAAGATTTATAGTATGTTAAAAAATAAAATTAGTACCCATGAAAAGTTAGTTGACCTATATAGAGAGGAGTTAGGAGTATGAGTAATACAGACGAATTAGTAAAAATATACTTGACAATTAGAAGTGAACGTGAGAGAATAGAAGCTGAGTGGAAAATAAAAGATAAAGAGTTTCAAAATGATTTATCTCAGCTAGAACAAATGATGTTAGGTATATGTAATGACACCAATGCTACAAGCATTAAGACAACAGAAGGTACAATTATCAAGTCTCTTAAAGAAAGATTTACTTGTTCTGACAGAGATAATTTTAATAAGTTTGTCCGAGAGTATGACGCAATCGAGTTGTTTGAAAGCAGATTACATCAGGGCAATTTTAAAGAATTCATGGCTGAGCATGCAAATGAAGGTTTGCCGCCCGGTGTGAATGTAATGAGGGAATTCGGTATAACAGTCCGTAAGCCTTCAAATTAAGTTAAATTCAGTTAAAGGAAATTATATGTCAAACGAATTAGCAACACTATTAGCAAATAACCCAGCGTTGTCTGGAACTGGTCTCGATGAAGATACATTAGCCGTAGCTGGTGGTGGCGGTAGAAGTGGTGGTAGACGCATCTCAATTAAAGGCGGTGTATTCCGTAAGTACGCTGGTGGTAAAGAAATCGGTGCTATTGAAGACCGTCACATGAATGTTATTATAGTTAAGATGGCTCACAAAGCATCTCGTATGTTTTATGACAAAGGGTACAAAGAAGGTGAAAAGGTTAGCCCAGCTTGCTGGTCATCTGATTCCGATAAGCCTGATGAAGATGTTAAGTTTCCAATAGCAACAAGTTGTAATAGTTGCCCAAATAGTGCAAAAGGTTCAGGTGATAACGGTTTAGGTACTAAGTGCAAACTGTCATGGAGAACTGCGGTTGTATTGCCTAACGACCCAGCGGGTGATGTAATGCAGTTAGTTTTACCAGCAACCTCAGTCTTCGGTAAAGAAGATAATAATAGATGGCCTTTCCGCCCTTACATCCAGCACTTAGCGTCACACAATGTAGCGGCGAGCCGTGTAGTAACAAAGATGGCTTTTGATACAAAATCTCCTACACCAAAGGTTTTATTTTCTCCAGTTGCCGCAGTTCCTGAAGCTGATTTAGATATAATAGCAAGACAAGCTAAAAGTCCAGCGGCTGAATTAGCTATCAAGATGAGTGTATTTCAGACTGATAGTGTTGAGACTGCTGATACTGAAGAAGTTAAAGAGGAAGCGGTTGAAGCCCCAGTAAAACGTGCTTCTGTTGCTACACCTGTGGTAGAAGAAAAAGACATCTCTGATGTTGTTAAAAAATGGTCTAAAAAATAAGGAATAAGTATGCCACGGAAGTACAGTAAAGAATTAATTGATTCATTAGATATAGTAGATAATACATTAGGTACCCAGCTAGCAAAGATTTGTATTGAAGCTAATTTACCAGCGATTTATCTAGCAAAGGTCTTAAAAGTATCTAGGATGACTATTCATAGCTGGTTCCGTGGCAGTCCTATTAGACACAAAAATAGTAAGTTAGTTGAGTCATTCATAAAAACTTTAGAAACCGATTTAGAACAAGGAAAACTACCAGCTAAAAACATATTGCAAGCTAAAGAGTACTTAAAAGAAATAAATAACTAGTAGGGGTAAAACCCCTTTGATTAACCGAAGCGGAGAAATCCGCTTTTTTAAACTCTGCCCATATGCTAAAACAATTCTATGACAAAGTATTACCAAAGCAGGGTGTTTATTGTGTTGCAGGTATAACTAAAAGCGGTACGGTTAAACACAAATACGGTGAAACACTTGAAGAAGTTTTTGAACACGTTGAATATTTTAAGAATAAAAAACAAAATGTATACATAACCCCAGCAACTTTTAGTGGGGAGAAAAACAAAAATGGAGAAAAGAGAGATTCTGATTTCTGTTTATATAGTAGGTCATTTTTTATAGATGTAGATACGCATGGTAAAGATGCGTATGAAAACAAAGAAAATACAGTAGATGCTATTAATGATTTACTAAAAGCTACAGGTTTACCTGAACCAGTATATGTAGATTCAGGCGGTGGTATGCATGCTTATTGGATTATGGATAGGGACATACCTTACGCTGAGTGGAAACCATATGCGGAAAAACTTAAGTATTTATGCCTTAAACATATCAGTATTGATAAAAATGTAACGGCGGATGGCGCTAGGTTAATGCGTTGCCCAAATACTTTTAATCAAAGATACGACCCCCCTAGAGAAGCAACCGTAGTTAGTGAAGAATTAAATGTCTATGACTTTGATGAATTTAAAGAGTTTCTAGGCTTAGTTGAACCAGAAGTAAAAGATGTATTGGCATTAGCTAGTAAAGGCTTAGATGATGAAACAAGAGCCATGTTACACATGGACAATTTTAAATATACCTTTAATGAATTAGCAGATAAAAGCGTAAATGATAAGGGCGGTTGTAACCAAATCAAATACATGCTTTTAAATCAAAATGATGTGAGTAGAGACCACTGGGCGGCAGGGCTTACAATTGCTATCCATTGTGCAGACGGTGATACCGCTATTCACGAGATGTCTAACGAATATAAAAATTATGATGCCGAAGAAACAACAAAAACTGCCAATTCTTTTGACGCCCCTAGAACCTGCGAATGGTTTATTGACAACTTCCCAGAACACTGCGAAGGATGTAAGCACAGAGGAAAAATCAAAACCCCCATCGTACTCGGAAAAGAATTTACACCAGCAGCCACGCCCTCCAAGGAGGACTCAGTACGGCAGGTGGAGACAGAAGTAACACCTCTACCAGACTTCTTAAAACCATTTATAAAAGGTCAGCTTGGTGGTATCTACTACATACCACCACCTAAATATGACAAAAAGGAAAAGAAATCTATAACGCAAGACCCAGTGTTATTACTAGCCCATGATTTACAGCCTTTTAGAAGACTCACTAGTAAACTAGACGGTGACTGTATGATGATGCGGTTTACTTTGCCTATGGATGGTATAAGAGAATTTTTGCTACCAATGAAATCAGTTTATGCCCAAGAAAAACTCAAAGAAATTATGTCGAGTAACGGTGTTTTATATGACCCAGAACACATAGGGTATTTAACAAAGTATTTAGTTAAGTGGGGTCAGTATTTAGAGAATACAGAGAAGGCAGATATTATGCGTATGCAAATGGGTTGGACAATAGAAAAGACAGAAGCAGATTGGTCAGAACGTAGCTTTGTTATTGGCTATAAAGAAGTAGAAAATACAGGTAGGATTGTAGATGCGGCGGCTTCACCTTATGTAAGAAGTATTGCTAAGTTTTTAAACCCTGTTGGTAGTTATGAAAAATGGAGAAGTGCCGCAGACCAATTAAACAGACCCGGACTTGAGATGCATGCATTTACTATGCTATGTGGGTTTGGTTCTCCTCTTATGCCATACACTTCAACATCAGGTGTATCCGTATCATTACTAGGTAGGTCAGGCACTGCTAAGACAGGTGCTATGTATGCTGGACTTAGCGTTTTTGGTAACCCAAAAGAACTTAGCGTTTTTGATTCCACAGATAATGGTATGACAGGTCGCTATCTTGGATTACATAATTTAATGTTGGGCATTGACGAAGTTGGTAACAAAGACCCTAAAATTATGTCACAGCTTATTCATAAAGTATCACACGGTAAAGCTAAAATTCGTATGCAAGCATCAGTAAATGCGGAACGTGAACATGAAATGGTAGCATCTTTAATTGCAATCTTTACCACTAATGAATCTGTTTACGGTAAATTGGAGGGTATTAAATCTAGCCCTGACGGTGAGTCTGCAAGGATACTTGAGTTTATTGTTAAGAAGCCTGAAATATTGCAGGGTGATGGTGGTGGTTTACTTGGTCGTCAAATATTTGATACATTCAGAACAAACTTTGGGTGGGCGGGGCCAGATTTTATTAGAGAAGTCTTTCGTGTAGGAGATAATTATATTGATAATACGATGGAAATGTGGAGGGCTAGATTTATTGGCGATTTCGGCGATGACTCTACGTATCGTTTCTATGAGAACTTAATTATGTCAACGTTTACCGCAGGGACCATAGCATCGGAGTCAGGAATTATTACTTTAGATATTGAAAGAGTCTATAAACATGTTGTAAATGAGATGATAAATATCCGTGAAAATATTATTAAAGTAAACCGCAATGACTATGAATCCGTGCTTGGTGACTTTATGGTTCAGCACGTTCAAAACCAGCTTAATATTAGGGATGGTGCAGTTAAGATGGAACCTAGAGGTAAGTTAGTTGCAAGGGTAGAACAAGACAAAGGCACTTACCTAGTATCTAAGACCGAGTTTAAAGACTATCTTAGAAGTAAAAACATTAACTATTCTGAGTTTGAACGTGATATGTCTGAAAAAGGTATACTGGTTGGCACTAAGAAAACTAGGCTTACTACTGGTTGGAAAGGTGCGGCTCAGCCTGAAAACATCTGGGTTTATGAATTTAAAACTAACTTAGATAAAGTAATCGTAGAAGAATGACACCAGAAGAATTGATTGAGCCTGAGTGGTTACTGCCATTTGAAGGAATGTCGGTAGGGGATAGTTTCTTTATCCCCACTTTGCGCCCAGCAGAGTTAATGTATGCTATAGATTGTGGTTCTAAACGAGCTGGTGTTCGGGTAAAAGCTTTCGTTACAGTTAAAGATGATATGGTTGGGGTAAGGGCTTGGCGTTTAAATTAAGGTTCAATACCAAAAGCTTTAAACTCTTCTATCATGTTTCGTTTAATTATATTCTGCATCCTCAAATTGACTTGCAATAAGTCTTTTCTTTCGGCTGGAGTATAGATTCTTTCTGTTCTAATTTTATTAGCTTCAGCTCTTAGGTCTCTTAATTCCCCGTTAACTTGCTTGTTATAAGACTCTGATATAATTTCTGCAAATGGGTTTTCTGTTATGTATTCTACATATGCCTCTGGCGCTCTGTCCTTAAACATATTTAATTTTTCTTGTATCTTTTCAATCTGTTTAGTTACCTTACTAAATTCTCTAGAATCTACGCTAGACTTACTTCCAATAAATGAATTAAGTAATATTAAATCAGTCTTAGGGTCAAAATCTTTTCTGCCAGTAAGCAAATCATGTGTGCCATAGGACTGCTCAGCAAGTACAGATATACCATCCATATAACTATTAGCAAAGAAATAAAGTACATTAGGCGATATATTGATTGCACCTAGTGTTGCTTCCGCCATATAAGCTGCGGCTTGTTTATATATTTCAGGTATGTTGTCGCCACCAGTATAAGCATCACCTAGTTTTCTAGACGCAGCATCGTTCTTAATTTCATGACCAAGACCATTTTTATTCATAACAAACTCAACTAATGGTCTGCCAACGCTAGGTGTCACAGAATCTACAAGCCAAGCAATAGGAGTTTCCGTTGCATCCATACGAGATATAGGCAATGGCATAAAAGAATCTAAACTAATCTGTGTGGCTATGTTACCAACTGCATGAGGTAAACTAGTATTACCATGTGCTACGGCTGCTAATTGAGCGCCTATGGCAGCAAATGCTCCTAAACCAAACCCCCAAGGAATCTGAAACGATATATTTTTTTCTAGCCCAGTTAGTTCTTTAGGTATTGATATCCTTAAAAATCTAGTCCATAAATCAATGTTGTCTGTGTCTACTTCATTTCTACCGTCATCGTCATCTGGGGCAGTCATTCTAGCTAATGAGTATGCAACAAAACCTAAACCTATGAGCCCCGCTGTCATAACTTGAGCGCTACGCTTTTTAGCAGTGTATTCTTCTCTATACTTTTCTCTAGCCTGTTCATTACCGTAAATATGTGCTGGTAATTCTTCTATTACTTTGTCTACGTTCCTAAATGCCGGCGATACTGCTTCAATTGCTCTAACGGCACCTGTCATAGATGGTCTAAAGAACATGTAAAAACCACCTAGGACTTTACCCATTTCACCAACTTGTTCAAAGTTAGCTAGGTTCTTAACATACGCCGCCGCTTTTGTAGCTGCCGCCTTATCCCCTATTTTGTCATTAATATATTGTTGTTTAACAACCTTATACGCAGCGCTTCGGCTAGCAATCTCAAACATATTTGTCCAAGTGTCTAGCAGTTTTTCTATCTGGTCTTTAGTCTTAAGTATTTTATTTCTACCTAATTCTTTTTGTAACTGTTGGAAATTAGACTTTAATGATAAGGACTGCATATACTCAACCATACCACCTTGTTGGATATATTCTATTATTTCTTTATAGCCTTCTTTTTCTTTTAATGCATTGATTGCCGCCATGTTACCTTTACCATACAAAGACGCAACCTTAGCCGCCTTACCCATACTGTTATTTAGTATTATTTGTGAGCTTACAGTACCAATAAACTGAGCTGCTTTAGCAGGACCCATTTCAGCACCTATTGTCCAAGCGTTAGTTAATATATCTCGTACAAAGTTTAATGGTGCAAATTTAGGATTGTATCTAGTATGCATCTGACCAAGACCGCTAGTAAATCTATTAGCAACCTCAGTAAAAATATCATTGTGTTTATAGGTACCTTTTATAGACCTCATTAATGGTAACTCATTAATCTCAATAACATCTATGCTACCGTCTTTGTTATAGTGAAAAACAACCCTCTCGCTGGCTTTATGTTTTTCAAGCTTGCTCATATCCCTATCATTAAATTCTATGTGGTCTATGACACTGCCTTGTATTAGCTCTTGTCCATTAGGGTTTAGTTTATTAGCTCTAACAGAGTTTTTTATGGACTGAGTAAGTTCTGTACCACGCCCAGCTCTAGCGGCAGCTTGCGCAGCTTCTGATAACATTTGTAATATTGGATTATTAGACCTAGTTACACGACCTTCCATACCTACCTCACCAGACTGCAATGTTCTACTAATCTTTTCTTGTGGGTCTATGTCTTCGTCAACTTCACTATCTTTCTTAAAACTATTTCTACCTTTAAAAGGCGCATAGTAATTAAATCCGTAAAAGTTTACACGATTGTCTACAGGGTCAGAAAAATAATTAGATACCTTATTAAGCTTTACTACACCATTATTTATATCTTTTACATCTTTTAATATGGCATCAATCTTATCTTTTTGTGGGTGACTATTATATTGCTCAATACGTCTTTTAATAGCTTCAGGTGCCACACCAATTACGTTATAGTAAATAGAATCAAATTCTATAGGCTTTTTACCACCGCTTGGTTTATCTTTATACTCACCAAATTCATTTACGTTATTTAAGTTTGGTTTTGGGTCACCCTTTGCATCACGTACAATATTGCCATTAGTATCAGTTTCAAACACTATTTGATTTAATTTATTTCTTAGTGACTCTGCTTGTTCTTTACTGAGTTTATTTTTATCTAAAAATTCTAGTATCTCTGTTCTTCTTGCATGTGCTTCTGCTTTCAAAGGCACGGATAATAAATACTTAACCATGCGGCGTTCTGGCTCATGTAAACCCTCAATAACCAAAGACATAAATTGCAAAGTCTCTTCAGTACTTTTATTTAACGCTTTAGCTAAATCACTTAGATTAGTTTCTAAAGATTCATAATGAGGTTGTATTTCTTCTGTAAAATAGTTTCTTGCTTTACTACTTGCCAACGTTAACCAGTCAGCAATATTGTTCATATCATTTTTACCGTACTTTGTTAACCCGGCTTTGTTGTTATTGTTTGACCATGCTAATATTGGGTAGGCTCTATTTTGCAATTTTTGAACTAATCTTTCTCTACCTTGTCTAGTAGTAAAAAATCTAGCCGCTTCCTTTACAGTTCTAGGTTTTTCTTTTTCACCGAGCTTGTAGCCAGCTTCTTTTAAGTCTTTATCAGAAGAATTTAAATCTACGTCTACAATATTTTTAGCAGCATGCTCAGCTTTTTTATCTGCTTCTGATTTAGGTGGTTCTTTTTCTAATTTTGATACTTCTGGTTCAATTATTTCAGTTGTATCTTGGAACTTTCTACCTTCAGTTAAAATACTTTCAGTTGATATTAATGCTTGAGCTAACGCTGTAAATTTATCAGTAGGACTAATCCCCAACATCTGCAACACTTTACGCGCAAACTCAGTAAATACATTACCACGCTTATAAGGTATCTTATTTAATTTTTCTTGGAATAGACGGTTAGAAAATACTTCAGCAATAAATTCAGCTATATCATTTTTTCTCATCCCATATTCATCTGCAAGTTCAGGGTGGTTTTCTTGCAAGTATTTGTATAGCTCGTTTAATTCTTTAACTGACTTGTTATCACTATAAGCCCTCATGTACGTTAAAGTAAAACCATGCAATGTTTCGTGTAAAAAAGTATGTGAATTAAGAGAGTCTTCTCTAATAGTAGCTACGTCTGTATCATTATTATAATTACCGTTACCTTTTAAATTCTTAACCACATGTATTACGGGTAAAGAATCGTTAAGTAATAATCTTTTAGCTATTAATTTATCTAAACTAGTAAACGCCCCTGTAGTATCATTAGCAATTTCGCGTAACGCGGCACGAGTATCACCCCTTAACATAGCCGCCATTAACTTAGGCGTAGTTCCTCCAGTACCTTCTTCAATAGCACCAAGTTCAGAAACTTCTTTTTTGTTTTTTGCTATAACTGATTTATTATGCCTACTAAGCATTTTAAGTTCGGCTGGGCTTAACTGAGCATCAGGGTCGTTAGCAAGCTCAATAGACCTATCATAAGATATTTTTTCAGACTTAGCCCTATCTTTTTCTTCGCCGCGGTACTTACTAAGCCTTTTTTCTTCGGCTTTTAAAAACGCTAATTTATTGTCAACATATTTTTTATTTTTATTATTTAAACTTTTATAAAAAGCAGCAGCAGCTTTACCACCAGTATGTGGTGCATTTGGGTTAGCATTATATGCTTCATCACTATGTAAGTCCCCAGCCAAATAATCTAAAGCTATTTTTAAATTACCTTGACCCGCTAACATATAATCTTGAATAGCAATCTGAGCATCTTGTTCTGCTTTAGTGAAGTCTTTATCAGCCCTAATTTCTTTAATTATAGTATCTCTTACGCTAAGATTTTTTTGTCTTTTTTGTACTTCTTGTGCTACTGTACGGGGTGCTTTTGCAAGTCTTTCAGTAGTCTCTTCTTCAGTTTCTTCAGCAAAATACGCTTCTGCTTGGTCTTCAAGCTCTTCTTCTAAAGTTTTTTGCGTTGTTTTAGCCGGAGGTTTTGGTTTTACTATGGGCGCTACTATGGGCGCTACAGGAGGCAATGCTTTTGTCCCTTGCGGTACTTCTTCTTCACCACTAAGTTCATTAATTATTTTTTGTGGTTGATTAGTTTCTAAACCCCATTGTTTTACAAGTTCAGGAAAATCAGTAGTAGCTGCGTCTTCCGGTAAACCTGGTGCCCAAGTAAAAAAAGATTTAATTGGGTCTTTAATTTTTTTAATTGTTTCTAACCGTTTTTGTTTAGACGCTTCTTCTGTTAATGCACTTGGCTGAGTTTCTTCTCCCACTCCAGGCTTTGTTTCAGTTGGTATATCTCCTCCCAGTCCTCCGGTTGGAGCCACAGTAGTATTGCTGGTGGTGGTTTTGCTTGGCGTTTGTGGAGGTACAGGAGCGCCATTTCCAATTGTTCCACTGTCATCTCTTCTAACATTTTGCTCTCCTTTTAATAACTCATTAATATCTACGCCTTTACTTTTTAAACTCTTCTTATCGCTATCTGTAAGTAACGCTGAAGCTTCTAAATTTTTTCTTTCATTAATAAGCTTAAGTGCATTACTAAACCTTTCTATCTTTGCTTTTGTATTAACTAAAAAAGGTCCCGTTATTCTATTTTCAGCTATTTTTTGCGTAGCATTATTTACATAGTCACTAAGAGACTGTACAAATTTAGTATTATCTTCTTTTAGTACGGGAGTAGGTTCAGGTATTGTTTCGTCTTGAGGAGCAAGCGGGCTAGGCGGTATTGTTTTATCTTTAATTTCTTCTTTAGCAACTGGTATCTGTGGCGGAGTTATATCCCCTAACAAACTATTAATTTTGTCTTGTGTTTCTTTTTCTTTGGCTAACTCAGCTAATTTATCTGGGTCGTTTGTTTCTAGTATTTCTTTTTGTTTATCTTCTTCTGTTTTAATTTCTTCTTTAGGTGCTTCAACTTGTTCTCTACCACGCAACGCACCAAAAGTAGTACCAAGACCAGCGCCACCTAATGCAGCCATACCAATAGTTTGACCAAGACCTTCTGTTATACTTTGCTCAGGATTTACTTGTTGCAACGCTACGTTACTTAAAGCCTTACCACCACCCTCTTCAAAAACTTCGCTACCAGCTTCGCCTAATGCAGTACCAGTAATAGTTGCAGCTTTTCCTTTAGTCCCTTTAATACCTAAAAGACTTTTCTCTAATTCTCTAGCGCCCGGTAATCTTTGGGCTAATGCAGATATACCACCAGCCCCCACCGCAACTTCTCTGGCTACAGTTAATGCTTGTTTTTTAGCCTCTGCTTCAGGTACACCTTTATCTATTAAGTGTTTTAGTGCAACCTCGTATGCTTCTGAACTAACATCAGCCCCTTGCATTACTGCATTTACACCAATATCTGCACCTAACATTGTTTTAGCACCAGCACCAGCTAACTTTAAACCTCTACCAACAGCTGTACCCGGAATCAAGTTAGGTAACATCTCAGCTAAGAAACTTGTAAATAATGCTGGGTCTTTGCCTGTTTCTTTAAACGCTGCCCAAGCCGCTTCTAATACACCTTTTTTAGCCGCCTCATCAACTAATGCATCTCTGGCTTTTTCTTTTTCTTTTAATGTACCTGACTTTAAAGACTCCCCGTATTCTTTAATACTTTCACTAGTTTCTTTAAGAGGTAAATTTTTTTCTATGCCAGCTAATTGACCAAGTTGACTTGGAAGTGCGGCAAGTCCCCCTAATCCCTTAATTAACCCTGCCCCAACGTCTTGAGCGGCTTCACCATATGTACGTTCTTTTGGCGGTTGTTTAGGCTCTGATTGTTTTAGATAGTCTAAAATCCTGCCCTTTGCTTTAAGAGGGTCTTCCTCAGCCATCTCAAACTGCTGACCTTGGTATTCGTAGATAGGCATTTTACTTAATATTATCTAGATTAATTACATTTTTGCTACTACCAGAACTACTTTCTAAATTATATCTAGGTGTAAATTCTTTTCCATGTTTTTTAAGTTCATCTACAACACCTAAATGCGCTTTTATAGCTTGTTCTTTGCTTGCATTAAATTCATTTTCAGCTTTATTAATAGTAGTTAACGCAGCTTGATAAGTTTTTTCCATCTCTGGTGTACGTTTTTTAATCATGCCATAATTTTTTACTATATTAGCAGCAGCTTGATAGTCTTTACCATTTTTAAAAGCATTATAATTTTTTACTAGATTATCTACAGCATTTGCGGACTTAAAATAATCATCTGTTTTAGTAGTTAATGATTGTAATTTAGCTTCTGCTTGTTGTATTTTTTCCCATCCCTGTGCAACTTTTTCTTGGTCATTTCTTAATTTACCTTGTTGAACTTCTAAAACACCCTCATTTCTCTGTTGTATAATATTGTTTTTATCGCCGTAAATTCCTAACATACCCTTTTTGTGAGCAGTTTCACCTTTATAGTAGTCTTCCATAAATCTCTGTTTATCTAGCGCAGACATACCACTTAACAAAGCTTTCTGTTCTTCTTGTTGATTTTTCTTAGCCGCCATATGAGCTGCAATACCAGCTTGTGCACCTTGACCAATATTTGCCGCAGCGTAAGGCGATGTACCACCCATCATACCAAGCCCAGCACTAAGTATAGACATCCATTTATCTTGTTTAGCGTCTTCGCCTTGTTTATTCCATTTATCCATCAAATAACTTTGTATTAAATCTCTAGACGACATTTCTTTTGGTGCTTGCTCACTAGTCTGTTCTAAACCCATTAAATCTTTAGATGGACCCATTTCTGATGCTGAAGGTTGATTTTTAAGTGCGCTAGCAATACCTGCATTATTTTGTTTCTTTTGGGGGTTAACATTATTTTTTGGTGTATATACATTACCAGACTCTGATGCTATAGCATTTTCTTTTACAAGCTTGTCCATATCCACTGTTGGTGGTTTATATATACCAACACTACCTGACTCATCATCCCATTGAGCATTAGGAGCATTTGAAGAAACAACTTTTGGTGCTGGAATCATACCATTTTGAGCAGCATTTTTTTCTTGCGATGCCGCATACTTTTCTGGGTAGTAATCTTTATATTGTTGTTGTTTTGGTTTTTGACCCCATTTTCTTAGTAAATCAAAATCATCTATAATTCTTGTAGGTGAAAAATAACGCCCAACTTTTCCGGGGAATGCCGCTATCCCTTCATATAACTCTTTATCTCTAGTAGCACCGGGATATAAATCTTTAACTTCACTTCCATCTTTTCCATCAAAATGTTTAACTTCCCCACCTTCAGCCATGTTAGCGCTCTTATAAACACCGTGTAATAACTGACCATAATCTTTAGCGGTTGCATAACCAGACGTTGATTGAGCGTTTAACCCTTCTATTGGGTCACGAGCATTCCAAACTTTTGCATATCTTGGGCTTGTTGCCATTAAACGAACAGCGTCTTTTGTAGCGTCAGCAATACTGTCATAGTCTTTAAACTCTTGGTTAACACGTACTTTACCTTGCCCAAAATCTTCAAGCGTTGAACGAACTGTGCCTTTACCTTTAATACCAAATATATTGTTCTGTCCAGATAAACTCTTACCCCAACCAGATTCAGCGGCGGCTTGAGTAGCGATTACGTGTGCTACAGCGTCAGGATTTTTAGCTCCCATTTTTTCAGCGTATTCTCTAGCAGAACCTAAAATTTCATTATAAAATGCTTTACCTGTAGAAGACGCTGGGGATGCTTTACCGGAATATGTTGTACTTGGAGTTTCTTGACCCATAGAAGTAGTGCTTGGACTTTTAGCAATTAGTTTTGGCATTTCAAATTCACCCATTGGGTTACCAACTAGTCTTTTTGCCTCTTCATAATCTTCGTCATCGTCTTCTAAGTCACCTCCACCAGCAAACGCAACAATACCACCCGGAGCAAAACCTTGAGGTGGTGGCTCGGTACCTAAAGCACGTTCTCTAAGTATGGCGGTACCCATTTGTTTAAGCTTTTGGCTTGTTGTATTTTTTACTTCTTCTGCTAGGCGGTCAGTTGGTAAATTATATAAATCATGTTCAACCTCACCACCTACATCAAACTTTTTTGCTTTGGCTATGCCTCCCCCTGCCATAGTAGCCAATTTATATCCTGCAACAGCAGTTGTACCTAACCCAGCGGCTTGACTTAAAGCACTTGGAGGAGCTGCATATTGTGTTTGTGTCTGTGTAGTTGGTGTAGAACGTAACAAATTCATAATGTTAGCAGTTTGTTGTTGTGGGTATTGCTGCTGATTACTATAGTTCTGCATCGCTTGATTGATAACGTTCTGTTGGTTCTGCTGTTGTTGCATGCCCATTTGATTTTGTGTACCAATAATACCTTGTTCTGCACCGAGTTGTTGACCACCTATGCCCGCTAATGCATTTGCACCTTGGATACCTGCTTGAGCGCCCTGTAACCCTAACCCAGCACCATATTGTTGTGCTTGTTGAGCCGCTGTAAATGCGTTCTGATAACCTTGTCCAATGGCTTGATTCATCGCCATATTCTTATTACGGTTATTTTCAGCTTGCATAATTGCTTCACGACCACCGCCATATGCACCTTGCTGTGTAGCCTTAGAAGCTTCTTGTGTGCCAGTAATACCATACTGACGTTCCATCTCGGCTAATTGTGGTTGCAATGCGTTTTGAATATACGGCGACATAAATGCTTGTTGGGCATATGGGTTTGTAGCCATTTGATTGTATTGATTACCAGCATTTAAGGCTTGTAGCGTACCCATACCAGCAGCACCCGTAGCCGCACCAAACTGACCCGGCATTTGAAGATTCTCTGCACCTTGGTAAGATTTCTGTTGTAGTGCGCTAGGTCCCGCAACGCCAAGTCCTGCTACTGCTAGTTGTTGATTATATTGGTCTTGACTGATAGGTGAACCAGTAAATTGACCTTGAGCATTAGTAGCACCACCAAACGGAGTAAAACCACGAGAACCTAATATATTACCTTGGTCATCAATATTAAACGCATTAGACATTGACGAGCCAATTAAAGCCGTAGCTGTAGGCTGTGCCCACTCCGCAATAGGATTAGATGTTATTGTTTGTTGTGATGGTTGTGCTGCTGGTGCTGGTGAACTTCCGCCGCTCATAATCTAATCTCCATTAATGTGGCTTTTTTAGTAAGCCCAACTTTTTCATACAACCGAGTAGCTGAATCTCTAGTGTAAACTTGCACTCTTGTGGCGCCCATACCCCGTACAATTCTACATACTTGGTTAAAAATATCTTGATTAACGACTTGTTTACCACCTAATGTAGTAATAATTGCGGTTCTATCGTTAACACCATTATGAAACGCTACGGTAGCCACCCCGTGAATTTGTTGCAAATCATCAACTGCAACTAGCAAAATCCAAGCACCTGTGGTTAAAAATACCTTAACTTGGTCTAGACTATAGTCGTCTGTATATTGTAGCGCACGTTCTATATAAGGCGCAACTGCTGACCAAATTTGTGTAATATATTCTACACTTACGGTTTGGACTTTCATGCTGGCATGTACTTTTCAGGTTTAATCTGCTTACCCTGTGCCTTACGACCTGTCCTTGCCTTCCTTACTTTGTCCATCATTGCATATAAATGCTTTGCCCCTGCATCAGTACTACCATTACCTAAATGAGAAACTACATCAGCCGGCACTACAAATTCTCCATCTGCAAGTCTGGCTGGTTGTTTGCTACCAATTTGAGCTGGTATATCATCGCTCATGCCATCACCGGGACCTTTAAGCATACGTCCACCATCTGAATAAGAGCCTAAATTACCCCCGTTTGCATAGCCCATAATGCCACCTTCAGCAAACTGCATCTGCCCTGAATATGGGTCAGTCATTCTATCTGTTGGACCTATAACATTAGTACTTTCTGGTGTATTAATTGGGTTTTGATAAACATTAGTATTAGTTAAAGTGCCTAGCCCAGCTTGCGGAAACATTTGATTATTGCCCAAAGAATTTCTACGAGACATTTCCTCCACAGTATTAACCGAACCACCATCAGCATAACCCATCTGTCTTTGTGCATACGGAGTTTGTGGATAATTAGAGGCTATCCCACCGTAGTATGGCGCTATTGCTGGTTGATATGTGTTTCTATTAAAAGAATATTTAAGAGCATCTGGAACCCCAGCACCCGTAGCATTTTGTGGCATTGTAACTTGAGGCGGCTTTAATAATTCATTTGCACCGAGAATACCAGCACCATACATTCCCGCCTTTGATACTCCCGGAAACATTGAAGATTGCGCCAAACCAGCAGGAGCAGAATTGTTTAAAACATTTTTATATACATCTCCATACGCCTGTCCATATGCAGTATTAGCATCGGCACCTAAATTCATTGTCCCTAACTGACTTGGTGAAATAGCGCCTTGATTAAATGCGGATGTAGCACCTTCTTGAAAATTTGCAGGGTTTGTTAAAAAATTAGGGTCTTGTAATGCAGCATTTTTAGCCGCCTCTGTTCCAACGTTTTGTGCGCCGATTTCAGTCGCTGCTTGGGTAGCGGAGTCCATTCCCGGCGTAGCAGCGCCACCTAAGTAACCACCTAAACCGCCAGCAACTCCGCCCATTAATGCAGCTTTTCCTACATCTTGTCCAGTAATTCCCGCAGCTAAAGCACTTGTACCAGCACCAGCAACACCTGTAGCCAAAGCAGCACCGCCCGCAGTAGCAAACATTTCAGGAGCTACAACCAAAGCAATCTCAGGAGCAGCTACCCCAGCGGCAATCATCAAGCCTGTATCTAAAAGTTGGTTACCGGTTACCGAGCCACCTGACATAATATCTCCTTACAATTATTGTGATTTTAACATATTAAACCGCAGTTCCACTAGCGTTTTTCCATACAGTACCGTTGTACCATATTGGAATTTGTAACGTAGTATCGTAATAAAACTGACCTATTTGAAGCTGTATTGTTGGTCTATCTGCTGTTGTTCCAGACTGCGGTGTAATAAGTCCTGCTACTGCGTTATCTACCGTATTAAAATAAAGCCCTAAAACTCGTTCAAGCTGGTCCATAAATAACTTATTATATTCAAGCGGTGCGGCAGGTAGTCGAGGGTTTTTAGTATTAATTAACGCAGTCATTATCTACGTCCGTCAGGTCTGATATCAATTCTAGGAACACCTAGCCCCCACTGCACACCCAAGGTATTTGAATATATAACCAACGACATCTGCCGACCTCTAAGCCTACAGTAAGCATACTGCGTAAATTCTTGCACATCAAAGTGACTTTGTCCTACATAAGATTTTGCACTTGTTACCGTTGGTAAGTCAGATTCACCGTATAAAGAACCGGGGTTTTGTCTAGGAAGCAATGTAAATGTTACTTTAGGTGCAGCTACTGTTGAGCCGTTAAAATTTATGTCTGGTATCAAACGCCATACAAAACCAAAGTTATGTCCGTCACCGATGTCAAAATCAGAAGACTGGATATAAGCATCAATAGGTACTGGAGGGTTTGAAGTGCCGTTATCAACACCACTCTCATGGTAAATAATGCCAGAGTCCACTACCCCAATATCAGTCACAGTAACACCAGAATCATGTACCGCTGCCGTTGTACCATAAGCACCTCTTGAGCATCCAGTCAATGTAGTGCTTGTACCGCCTGTGTATATAATGCGCTCTTGGTCAATCTCCACGACACCTGATGTTGGAAAATCATTCTTGCTGGCTACGTAAATAGTGGTGTCAGTTAAACTAACCGCTTGTGTTGTTGTAGTTACAGGAGCATAACCTAAAGCTGTTGGAAATCCTCTAAGCGGTGTATCAGCCCACGCAGTACGAGTTAAGTTTCCATAATACCAAGTCTGTTCTAAGTGATTATAGATGACATATTTGTCAATAACGTTTGATGAGGAAGAGCAATAGAACCACCAGATTTCATTAAAGCCTTCGTTAATGCCAGCAAAAAACTGATACGATTGCGTTAAGTTTATGTCTTGGAATACATATTCTCTAAGTGTGCATGGTAGGGTTTGTACTTGTCCAGAATACATGAAAAACTTATCTTTACCCATCCAATAGGTTACGTTGTTAACCGCTACAGCACAGTTTGGACCCATAATCGAAATGTTATCTGCAAGGATATTAAATCCCCACACATACGGCGCACCTAAATATTGCATTGAATAAAGCGCAGTATCAGTAAATACAATAATCTCTTGACGGGTTTGTACGGCTGAAACAATCTGTGAACCACGGCTTAATGTGTAGTTACCTGCTTGGTTTGTAATTGCCGGTGTCCAAGTCAAAAGATTCTCTTGGTCTGACCAACTAATAAGCATTGGGTTTTGAATGCCGTCCCCATAGGTATCTGTACCAAAAGCAATAACAAAACGACTTGCATCTGACACCATGACGTAGTTACATAGTGTTGGGCAAGAAACATCCGTATCCCAATATGCTATAGAGTTTTGTGTATTGGTATTATTTTTAGCCAAAACTTGCGCTACGTTATATACGTTAGGGTTTGTATCTACCACCCAGTAATAAATTGGACCGCCCCTAGGATTAAATACTAAGTTTTGTCCATAATTGCTTTGACTCCATAAACGAAGCTGTGAACCAATACCTTGCGAAGCTGGTGCAGATGAACCCCATCCCGTGCTTGTAGCACCTACACTTATACCGCCCCAACCACCAGCACCCCAACCAACGTTCTGCGTGTAAACAGCGTTACCTGAAGTAATTTGATATGTTGCCACTGTAGCACCACCACCGTTACCAGAATCCCCAGCCGTAGCTGTAACTGCGACTGTAATAGAGTATTGTGTTGCTGATATGTAAGTTACTTGATAACCACCAGCTTTATTTAAAACTGCCGCAGTAACGTTGCCACCTAAAGAAACCGCACTAGTAAATGTAACAAAGTCGCCTGTTTGAGTATTATGGGCTGTTTGTGTAACGGTAATAAGAGAAGAGCCAGTACTAGCAGCAAACGTAGCCGCACCCGCAGAAGACACCGCACGAATTGGGGTTACATCATATAAATAACCACCTAAACTTTGTTGTACATAAAATTTCTGATTAGTACCTATGCCTAAATAATTATAGCCGTTTAAACCTATCCAGTTTTTTAATGAACGACCAACACCAATGTAGTTGGTCCCTGTAGCTTGAACCGTACCAGAATCTAATGTCCATCCACCAATCTTCTCAACTTGACCAGAACGAAACCGAATCTTATCGCAGCCATACCAGCCGCCTTCATTGGCAAGCGTAGTTCCCTCTCTATTAACACCCGGTCTTAACTGTATTTTCTGTAACATTAAGCCACCATATGCATAGCATCTACTTCTACGTGGGCAACTCGACTAAGCCACCCCTTGCCATAGATTGGAAACTGTTTAAGCCCTTTATAGAAAGCTTCTTTAGCATCTGAAAAACGCTCGATAAGTTGTGTGGCTGGTATTGCACGAATAGCTGATAATGTAATAGGACCTATAGCACCATCTTGCGCAACGCCTATCGCTTTTTGTATGGTCTTAATAGCCATACCCGGACCTGCATTAACGGCAAAGTCAAACGCTAAGTAATCTAAACCTGCGGGTAGGTCATCACCACGCACCAAATCCCAGTATTTACGCTTATAGAAAGGGGCTACTGTAGTAGGATTTAATGCTTTCATATCATTCCAAGATACAGGGTGTCCTACAAAAGCTTCCCAATTTGCTTGTGTCACGCCGAGGTTTGTTGAACCAGCTCTACCGTCTGGTAATTTATTACCGTTATCTCTTACGTCTGTAGTAAAACCACCTTCAGATTTAAGCACAAGGGCTAAAGATTTTTCAAAATTATTTAACATTTGCTGGCACCGAGTTAAAAAGCATTTCGTCTTTTCTTGAGTTACCTGCGCTAGAGCCAAAGTAAAAAGCAATAATACCTGTCCATGCAGTTCCAAGTGAACCTAACATAATCATCAGCGGAGTATTAGCAGTATCGGCAGGGTGAACCATTAACCAAATTAAAATACCAAAGAACCCAATAGTAACTAGCATTGATAATACAGACGGAACCCAAGACTTAGTAGCTATCTGCATTTCACGAGAAGACTTACGGTCATCGGTAGCAAGTTTTTCAAAGTTTAAACCTAGTTCTTGTGTTTGTTTTTGAAACTCTATTTCAGCTATTTTAATCTGAGCAATCTGGTCAGCCGACATCTTACCGCTATCTATCGTATTCTGTACATCTTTTTCATCAATACCGATAACCTTAGCAATTGCAGTTACAGCCAAACCAGCTAAAGGACCGCCTAAAGCCGTTGCTATTGTAGGTGCTACTTGTTCTAACCAAGACATAAAAACCCCTAGTAAATTTTACTGTCGCTGAATATGTTTACAAAAACTGTGCCGTCTTCTAATGCTTCTATTTCATGCCACTCAATCTCTTTTAAATTAATTGGCTGTGTACTTTTATCTACTATTACTTCTTTACCTTCCTTGCGGATAACACAAGAGCCTGAATTACAAACTGTTGCATGAGCATAAGTATGAGCGTGTTTTGGTAAGCCTTGACCTTTATTAGCGTGATAAATATTCACACGAGCGCCATCATAAACAAAGCTATGTTTAGGCATTAAAGGTATGACTTCGCTCATAGTTCTTGCATACCTTGTGTCATAGGCTGTGCTTGTGTTGCTTCTGGAGGAGTCGGTCTGGCGGCATCAATCATTTCGGATGTAATTGGGTTAGCTTGTAAAAGACCTTGCTCTACCAAGAAATCGCCCATTTGTTTTTGTTGCTGTAATTTTTGAAACTCTTGAAACTGTTGCATTTGCTCAGGAGCTGGTTGTCCTGTTGTCGGTCCTGACATTGTTGCGTCTGGATTTTTAACGCTAAAACGAGTTGTTGTATACTGCGTCCCTACTAATGGTGTAATATAGCTTAAGTCAACAGATGTATCTTCTCTTGCCTGTATCACTTCAATAGGCGAAGCAAACTGTTTAATAATTTTTTCAAGTTCTTCTTTGTTTGTTGGAAGGGGTTCTCTTAAATGGATGTTAGCCCAACCGTTGTCAGAAAAGACAACATCAACTATTTTATTTTCCGCATCGTACTTTGTAATTGTGTATTTTAAATCGCTCACGCTAGTCCTCCTAAGACTGTTCCTGAATTGTTTAATGTAACTGAATTTGCACCTTTGACCAAGTATCTACCTGCGGAACCTCCAGCGCCACCACCAGCACCTGCTGAACCACCAGCACCACCACCGTTATTTCCTGAAGCACCTGTATTACCTGTAGCACCTGAAGCCCCTGAAGCACCAGCATTACCGTAAGTTCCGCCTGTACCTCCAGTGCCCCCAGTACCACCTTGACCGCCAGCACCAGCATTAGTTCCTCCCCCTGCGCCACCAGCTCCGGAAGAACCGCCAGCACCACCAGCAGCAGCTTGTCCGTAGCCTTGACCTACACCACCTCCACCGCCAGCACCACCGCCACCTCCAGCACCGCCTGATGTGTATACGTTGTAGTAGTAAGCTTGACCGATTGTGTAATAGGTGTAGTAGTAGCCAAGACTTCCACGAACATATACGTTACCATCATTACCTGCTACGGGACCGGGTACATCAGCACATACGCTGTAGACTATAGAACAAGCCCAAACATAAAAAGAAGCCGGTGGAGGATATCCACACCCACACTGCCCGTTGGCAGCATAGAAAGCATAATAGACAGGACCATTACAGCCAAATGGTTGGAATGCATAACTAAATCCACTTAGAGCTGTGTAATATCCACCACCTCCGGCTCCGCCTGTACCACCTGAACCGCCTGTACCTCCGCCACCGCCACCACCGTATATAGTGCCGCCAGTCCGGTTATTAATCGTTACAGTTTGGTTAGGATAATTTGCATTAATAGCATCGCCACCAGCAGAACTTGCTGCTCCACCATAAGCTTGAATAGCGCCGTAGTTATTAATAGCAATTGTAGAACCCGTAGCAAACTGACCTACAGTAAACGCTGTATTACCAGCTGTAGCACCAACCGTAACGCCTGATGGAATTAACGCTTTGTAAGAAGTTACTGTTGCAGGTGAACCAAATCTAGTTAATAAGTTTACGTTTGTTGTGGTTGTACCAATATATTCACTTGCGTGAGCGTTATCCATTGTTACTGTGCCGGCAAGCTGGTTTGTTAACTGTCTTACAAGCGTATCGTTTAAACTAAAAGACGTAGTAGATGACCTACCTAAAGCAGTATTAATATTAGCGAAGGAAATTGCGCCTGTAATTGGAGTAAATGCCATGATTTATCCTTATGGTGTACCGTAAGCAGTGATGTTACCTATAACAATTAAGTTGCCGCTTGAATCTAATGAAGCTACGTTTGTACCATTATAATTAAAATAAAGCTTTGTGCCTGTTGGCGTTATAGACCACCCAGTTGAGTTTGACAAGCTTGTTGAAGCACCGTAAAAATTAGTACCGTCCCCATAAACAATAGCCGTATTACCATTACCAATCGTGACTCCCGTACCCGTAGAGTATTTAATCTGGATACTTTGTCCTCCAGTTGTGGAGTTCTTGATAATATAGACTTTACTTGCTGATGCTGGAGCAATGACGTTGCGTGTTGCAGTTAATGAACCTGTGCTTGTTACTACTAAAACCATGCTTCTTGACTGGTCTACTGAACCATTATTAGCTGTTAAAGTAATATCCGCATCAGTTGGGAAGTTTACAGCGGGGTATGTACCGCTTACATATGGACCACCAGAAACACCAGCAATGGCTTGTTCTAAGATTGAACCTAATGATGTATTTGTAGTTGTACCCCAAGTACCTGCTTGGTCACCTGAGCCGATTAGCTCTGTTCTTAGATTGGTTGAATAGGTACTTGCCATTATTTATCCTTACGGGTAGTTGTTATACACAGGAACCCAAGTTACAGTTTGACTGTCGTTAATTACAATCCAGCCTCGTTGTACAGCCGTATCTAATAATACCAAATTTTCAGCTATTTGACTACTAAACTGGGCAATTATTACCACAGAGTCTGCTGGGTTTAAATTTTCTGATATAGCGCTAACAAAAGAAGTTGTTACGGTTTGGGTATTTGCTGTTGTAAATGCTTCTGTTATTGCTGAGTTAAAGATTTTGACTACTACGCTAGAATCTGCCGCCGTGATTGCTTCGGTTAAGCTTGCTACAAATGCGCTTAATGCGTCTTGTAAATCGGCTAGGTTAGTATCTTCTGTTATTGTTGTTGCAAAAGTGGCTACGGTTGTTGCTGAATCGGCAACATCTAAATTTTCTAAAGTAACTACCGCAAACGTAATGGTGTACGAACTTGAATCTGCAAACGTAATGTTTTCTGTGATGTCCGAAGTTTGTATACGAACAACGGAAGGTGCGTCAGCTAAAGAAGCAGCTTCAGTAATTGATACAAGTAAAGACGCTATACCAGATGCAACATCAGCTATAACTGTAGATTCAGTTATATTTACAAAATAAGAAGCAATTGCATTTTTTACATCATTTAACGTTGTATTTTCAGATATTGCCGCCAAAAGACTCTTAATTGCCGACACAGAGTCAGCGTTGTTAATGTTTTCTGTTAAAAGCGTTAAATAAGATGCAAGTACAGAATTAATGTCGGCAGATGACAATGGTTCTGAAATAGAACCAACAAAGTAATTATACCCCTGATTCATAAATGGGGCAGAACCAAGGGATTGTCTACCAAACATATTACTTCAAGGTTAGTATTTTATCTAACGATGCCTGTGTGCTTAAAATCTCTACGTCTAACTGAGCGAGCGAACCAATATCACCATTCGCAATAGAAGCGTTTTTGGCGTTTTCTAAAGCCTTAACCTTGTTCTGCAACACAACAATGATTTCGTTTAAATTCATACAAGCCTTAAAAAGGGGGCGAACCCCCTTAGATTAGATTGGAACTTCTTCCCAAGAGAATGTGCTCAACAATGATGATGCAGGAATAACAAAGTTAGACCAGATTGTTGCATAGCCACCCGGTGGCAGAATAATACTACCTTCTAAGTCAAAAACCATACCTGCTTGTGTAGCAATCGCAGTTGTTGCCTGTGAACCTGTTGAGAACAAAATTGTGTCTAGTGTTACAGCAGTTGGCAAAGTGATAGAAGCAGAAGCATAACTAAACGCTGTTGGTGCTGCACCGCCTAAAAATCTATTCTTAGCAGTAGCTGTAGAAGCCGTCAAAGTACCAGAAATTGCTGTACCACCGTTAAAACCTGTAGCGACACCGACAACACCGGCTAAGTTAGCAAGTGCAAAGCCTAAAGAAACCTTGTTGATAACTACGTTTTGTGTGTTACCAATTGGGTTATACAGAACTTGTGCGCCTGTAATTGTGGTTGTTGGTGATGCAGTTGTAGCAGTTGCAATCAGAGTTGAAACACCAGCCGTAAAATGCGCACGTCTGTATGTAGTCTCATAATAGCGACCATGAAGTTCGGAAGTGATAACATCGCCGAGTTGTCCTGCACGAGATGGTGCTTGTAAGCCAGCGGAAATACTTGTAGTAGTAGCGACTGGACCTACTTGGTTTTGAATTAACATTTAAAGCTCCTTAAAAATTTTACTGCTGATTAATAAAAATAGACGAATCATTCCGTAAAATAAACGGGTCATCGCCAAGTTGAACATTTGGTCCTTGTTGCGGAGCAGTAGGTCCTTGCAAAGCCAAAGTTAAAACTTGTGGTAACTCATACAATTGTTGATTCATGATTTTAACTTCCTGCAACAATTGTGCTAGTAATTCTAAATGTGTTTGTCCTTCATACTGCTCTATATCTTGCACAGCTAAAGGTATTTGGTTATTATACCCAGCAGAACCTATTGGGGTATTACCTGTTGTTGCCGTACCTAATGTGGCATTACTTGTCGGTATGGTTCTATTACCTGCTATTAAATCACCCAACATTGTTGAAGCGGCTCGTCTTGCTAGACCTGTAGGGTCAACACCACCTACAATAACGGGGTTTGATGCGGATGTAACACCAACTAAGTTAGTACCACCAACGCCTAATGTACCTGCAACACCACCTGATACAACAGCAGCTCCTGTACCCATGTTAACAACAGCAACACCTAACTGAGCCGAAGCAGGAGCAACGGCAGTACCGTTAATAGCCGTTAAGTTTTGTTCAGAAAACTGTGCCTGAATGTTTCTTAAGTTGTAAGTAAATTGACCGGCTGTTGTTGCACTAATCCTTGCAAACCTACCCAAGCAAGGTACTGTAAAATTAGCGTTAGCTGTTAAAGACGTTGTAAATACACCTGCACCTGTCATCATTGGTGCTGAAGTAAAGGTTACGCCGTCAGTAGAAAACTGAACACCTGTTGTTGATGCAAAACCCGCACCTGTTGTTAATTGTAGGGTTGAATAGCCTTGCGTATCAATAATCGTAACACCACCGATAAGTTGGTTAACCGTTACAGGCTGTGGGGCATCCGATAAAATAAATGCACCTGTTAAATCTTGTTTTACGCCTGAGTTTTGTGGCATTAACTTAACGTGCAAAGGCGTATTATTGGTTTCATCCATCGCCCATGAAATCTTATCCACAGGTGATACAAGAGCAGTTCCGCCATCAATAATAATGCTTACAGAACCTGAAATATTAGCTACGTTATATCTTAAAAACTGCGCTTCTGAACGAACCGAATATATACCCAAGCTGTCAATCTGGGTTTTCTGCGTCATACTATTAAGTTCTGTTACTAAGGCATCGTACCAAGTAACACCGTCTAAAGACCGTTCAAAAGTAATAATCCCTGAAAAGGTACTGCCATCTACCTGAATAAGAACTGACTCAAAACTTGTTACATCAAGCGTAGAACCTGCGCCAGTAGTCGTTACTGTGCCTGTAAATAAATTAGTATTATCGGCAAAGGGTATTCCAATATAGGATGACATTAACTGACCTCCGTTGCCGAGATGGTTACGTCTGTTGCGCCGCTAGCAACGACTTTGACTGCGTAGTTTTGTGGTACGTTTACTCTACTAGCATCTACAAGAATATTTACAGACGTTCCTACAGGAATAATGACGTTTTTAACAATATTAGTAGTTACAGTATTAGTTGCGTTAGTTAAAGTGATTGTAGCCGTTACTGTGCTTGTTGTTGTATTTGCCAACAGACATCCTGACATAGAAGCTTGAACCCCAGCCGTGGTTGGGTTATACACCGTAGTTATCGTTGTAACGTTTGCAGCTTGAGCAGATACAAAATTTGTTGGCATATTAAGTCATCATAGAAATTGCTAAAGCCACACGAGAAGCAGGTGTGGCGGAATTTGACGGTCCAAACGGTATATTAACATCATTTCCAGTGTACGTAAAGTTGGCATTACCGGCTAAAGCCCCTGCGTTATTATACTGCACTTCGGTTGTTGAGCCAGCAGCACCTGCCGTTACCGGTTGCCAAGAAGGAGCTACACCCGTGCCGTTTGATAATAAAGCATAACCCAATGTTCCGGGGTTATTAGAAGAATAAGCTGCGTTTTCAGCAGGGTAGTCAACATAAACTAAAACAGGGTTACTAAACGTACTTACAGCCGCACCGCCATTAGATGATGATGTAACTGTTGTACGGGTTAGGGTTGGTCCTGTCGTTGAGTATGTAGCAATACCAACTTCCCAGTTTACACCGTCTGTAGCACCATAATAAGTCGTATTTGTGTTACCAACAACAGCAAAAGATTGATAGCCTGTAACCGCTCCAGTCAACGTGAAGCTTACCGTAGTATTTACGGTAGCGTTTTCCTGTACACGATTTGCTAAATTAAGTGCCATATTATTGCCTATTGTCTATTAAGACCCATTCGGTTGTTTCACTATCATCAATTCTAATCCAACCCCACCCTATTGGCAAGGAATCAAGCGTTATTCGTTCTGATGCGGAAGATACAAAATTAGCTATTAAAGTCTCTTGGTCGTTTAAACTTAAATTTTCAGCTATAGCGCCAACAAAAGCAGCTACTACTGTTTGAACGTTTGCTACGCTTATGTTTTCAGTAATTGCAGACACAAAAGATGTTATAACAGACTGAGCATCCGCTGGTGATAATGGTTCACTAGTCGCCGCAACAAACGCAGTAATTACAGATTCTAATTCCTCTAGGGCTATTGCTTCTGATATGTCAGAAAACTGTGTTCGTAATGGGCTTGATTCATCCGCCGCCGTTATAACTTCAGTAATGGCTGAAACAAACGCTGTTACTACGGTTTGTGTATCGTTTACGGTTAAAGCTTCTGTTATTAAAGATGCAAACGCCGTTGTTAAAGACTGTGAATCTGCTGAAGTTAGAGCCTCAGTAATTAACCCTGCAAATGTTGGTATACCTGTTGAAGAATCCGCCGAAGTTAAAATTTCAGTAAGTACACTTGAAAATAAAATACCGCCTGTAGAAGAATCTGCGCTAGTAAAAGCTTCGGTAAGCGCTACTGCAAAACTTGCGCTACCTAACCCCGCAAACGCTGGTTGAGCAAAAGCTGCATAGCCAAACATTATTTAGCCTCTAAAACTTCAATACGTTTTAATAATTCTGATATTGCAGCAAAAGCTAATACGCTTAGTTTTTCATAATCTACAGCTAACGTGCCGTCTGACCTAGTTCTTACAGCTTTTGGAAATACTTTTTGAACGTCTTGAGCTATAACACCAAAATCTTTTTTATTAACAAAATAACCGTCTATACCACCATGAGCGTTAATGTATTCATCTGTCCAGTCAAACTCTTTGCCACCAATGGCTATAACTTTTTCTAGTGCATTTTCAATTGGTTTGACGTTTTCTTTAAACTTAGCATCAGAAGAATAATACGCAGTTATGTTCCCACTTGCCCGTATTTCGCCCGTAATGTTAGCAATGCCAGATTGCGGCACTATAGCCGCATCTTGTTTAAAGGATTTAGCAAAAGCCATTAGTATTGTCCACCAAAAGCATAAACGTTAAAATCAGCACTTGATGTACCTACCTGCTCAGAAATATACAACTGATATGTTGGAGGTATTACCAAGTTGGCAAAAGTAGTAGTACTTGTAAACGCAGAAACTGTTGTACTAGGTGTAATAGCCGTGACGGGAATCTCAGTATATAAATAAGAAGTTGTTCCGTTATACATCCAAATACTAATAATGTTTGCTACAGTTGTTCCTTTAGCCTCAACAGTAATAGCATCAACTCTTGTACCATTAGTAGACGTAGCGGTTAATTGAACTAAGCCCGTTGTGCCCGTAATGTTAGCACGGGAAGTAATAGCTGTTGCCGAAGTTAATGTGGCAATACCAACAATTGGCGTTACCGGAAAAATAGGGGTTGTATTTGCTGGCATTTAAAAGCCTCCATAATTTTGTTGCATATCAATGTTTGTTGCTGATATATCTATGTTATTAGCATACACAGATTTACTAGATGGGTAGGTAACAAATACGTTAACCGTTCCTGAAAATGTAACTGCGGCATTTGAGTTTGATGATGTAAGGATTGTTGTGCGGGTTAGAGTAGGTCCAGTTGTTGAGTACGTACCAAGACCTACTTCCCAGTTTCCAGAAGCATCAAACGCACTATAGTACGTTGTATTAGTATTGCCAACCACGGCAAAAGACTGAAACCCAGTCACAGAACCGCTTAGGGTAAAGCTAACAGTAGTATTAGCCGTACCCGTTTGTTGGACTCTATCCGCTAAGACAAGAGCCATATTAAGCTCCTAATTAACTAGTTGCTGTAGTTGAATAAGTAACTGCCAACGAATCACCGTTTGCAACTGTTTTATATCCGCCAGTAAATGCGCCAGCAGAATACAGAACACCTGTAGTTGTATCCTTAGTAGCAGATGCAGATGCACCGCCGTTAATAAAACAACCACCAACGCTACCAGAAGAAGTAATTGCAAATGTTACAGCAGAACCTGTCTTAGTTGTTACGTTAGATGGTGAAGTTCCAGACGATGTTGCGGCTGTCCAAGTGATTGACTGTCTGTTACCTGTGTATGTAGGGGCGTTAGTTAAACCAACTTCAACCCATCCACTGTGTGAAGCCATTGTATCAGCAGCTAGGAATGTACCAATTAAATTAGCTGTACCTGTACCAGAACCAGCACCTGTAGCAACAAACACAGTACCCGCAGTGCTGTTAGCTGCACCAATTAAAGTAAAGTTTGTAGTGCCGGGAACTAAAATTTGATATGTTGCGCCAGTAACAAAAGAACCAGCAGTTACGGTTGTACCCGTGTAACCAACAAGACCTAAATAGTTTGCACCGGAAGCTGTACCACCGCCTGTACCAGTAGCGCCAAAGTAAAAGTCAAATAAAGACTGTTTACCAATAGATGTAACTACATTAGGAGCAGTATCTTCCCATTTAATATTGCCTTCTGAATCACGGCAAACAACGTGATAAACACCCTGCATACCTAAAGTCTCGCTAGAGCCAGCTCCACGAGTTACGGAGGCAACTGAAGTGTCTCCAAATTTTGATAATTCTTGTTTCATAATTGCTCCTAGTTAAGAATAATAACAGCCGTTGTGGATGTAGCTGTTGGAAAAGTTACAGTAAAATTGCCTGACGCTATTTTATCAGACCCAAAATCTAATACACATACAGCCGCATTTGTAGTCCCATTATAAATCAAAGCACCCCTAGCAGTAAAGGATGCGCCGGTCCAAGTAACATTATTAAATGAAATATATGCCGAATTATCGCTAGTGCTACTTGCTGGCGGGATGTTGGTTAGGGTTTGTCCTCCAGCGGTGTATCCCGTTCCAGAAATCTCATTGGAAGTACTATAAGCAGTAGTTGTATTGTCCAGATTAGCCAGAGATGTATAAAGTGCAATTTTATAGGTTCCACTAGTAAAGTTCTCCAATCCATTCAAAAGGTTCTGTTTAAATATGGTGCATTGACCTTGTGTAAAACTCATTATGCAACCCCGCCTTTAGGAGCAACATTAAGTTTAAGCTGACCATCTCTATAACTATCACCCCGTTCAAGAGCGTCACACATTCTACGTAATTCTCCTAACGCTTCTTGGTATTTATTGGCATATAAAGCAATAATATCGGCTTCTGCTTTCATATAAACAGCAGCTTCCATCAACGCCCCATAAAGTAAAATAGGGTCATAATTATTACCAAGCCAAGACTCTCCAGCGGTAGTAATAGATGGGGGGTAGTAAAAATAATGCATTTCAACTTGGTAATTAGCATCTGGTGTAGGTCCTAGAAGACATGACAAAGCATTGACGTTAGTGTACTGCGTACCAAATAATGAATAGAACTTGGGCGTTCCAGTTACTGTCGGCGTTGGGTATGCCTCACGAATAAAACTAACGTCTTTGTTAAGTAAGTACGTAAAAGGTGTTGAATAGTCAGCAGTATAAACAGCCACAGAATAAGCAGATAGCCAATCAGTTGGTAAAGATAAATACTGATTCCCTGCCGTTAAAGTTCCCGTTACGTTTCTTCTCAGTGTTGGAATATTAATTGCATTGTATATCCGTGTTTCAGCTTCAGTAATAAAGGTATCAACCTGTGTATCGCTTGCTGTTGTTACAGTCGTAGTTCCATCAGTCCCAGTAAATGTAGTACTTGGGAATTCATTTTCTGCGTAGTTTTTAATGGTTTGAAAAAGAGTTTCGTAGTTCATACTCTATTACCTTTTTTCCAATTCTCAGAACCACGGATTACTTGCAAATTACTAGGTACGTGAAGTCCAGACACCAATTTACCTTGCAATGGAATAATATGGTCAACATGCCAAGGCTCTTTGTTTTCACGAGTAAGCATTGCGGAAATAGAATATATACATTTAATTTTTAAAAAATCAAATTCAGTTAACCAATTTGGAGTACGTTTCATTTTTGCTGTTTGTCTTTTTCTAACAGTTGCCAAATGTTGCCCCTTGTTTCGTAAAACCCATTGTTTTTGCATCTCACGCATTTTTTCTGGATTTTCTTTTTTCCACTTTACTAGCCTATTTTTTGTTTCTTCTTTATTTTTTTCAGCGTAAGTTTTTCTATAAAGCGCAACTTTTTCTTTGTTGGCTTCAGTCCACGCTTTATTTTTTTCGTAGCGCCTAGGGTCGTTAGGGTCTTTATAAGGCATAATATTAAGCCATCGGTCCTCTAGCTTTAGTACCTTTTGTTGCGCAACCATTACCACGGGTTACAATACCTTCAGTTTTCATGCCAGAATAATCAAATGCGCCGCCACCTAGTTCTGCGGTATTTAACTCTGTTCCTTTGGGTGTATGTGGCTCTGCATATTTTTCTGCGTTGCCAACTTCTTTACCCATTAATTTTTCGCTGAATTTGCCCATGATTATTTACCGTTCGCTTTAAGTTTAGCCATATTACGACCCATAGACTTTAAGTCTTCATTAGTCTTGCCACCTTTAGATAACTTGGTTAGGTTTGTGCCCTTACCACCCTTATGCTCTTGTTTATCATGCATTTTAAAAGCTTTCTTAATGATTGCCTTATCTTGCTTAATATCTTCTTTTTCCATCTTTGCCATTTTTAGCTCCTTAACTGATTGTTACGCTATTAGTTACACCCCTTGATTGTAACGCATTTGGGGTCTCATTGAAATCATATTTCATACCTACCGGGTTAAAACCCCACTGAATTTGCCTACTACCGCCGCTAGGAAACCCATTAACATCATAGCCTGACTGATAATAACTATTGTCTCTTCTGGGTTCACGAACTGCTTGAGGGTCATTAACCGGATACATACCAAGTTGAAGCTGTGGATGGTCCATCTCCCAACACTCATGGCAAACTTTAATACTGACGTTTTTAGTCTTAATAGTAAGTTTTTTAAGCTCTGTAAGTTTGTAACGAAATCCACAACGGTCACACTCCGCAATTGAAAACTTGCCAGACGAAAACATCGTAGTCATTAGCCATTACCTAAAAAAGTAAATCTCGGAATAAAACGAATCGGTGCCTTCTCACGGTCTTCTTCAGAAGCAAATTGAAACTGCTGTTCATAATCTTGTTTTAAGCCCATAACCCTATTAACGTCCATATTAGGAAGTTTTAAAGACAAGTAATAAGCTAAACCAGCCACCATACAAGGCAGCCAACGAAACGGAATATCTTGGGTATTTACAGCATTGCCAGCGTCCTGTATACGGCGCATACGCCAATAAACAAAGGTATAGTAGTTAGACTGGTCAGGGGTGGGCCAAACTGTAACTTGAGGGCTTCTATCGGGTGTTGCACCGGTAGGGTAGGTTGCGCCAGACTGCCTATTAATCCATACCTGAATTGGTCTTCCCTGAGCTAGTTTATTAGGGATTGTAGAGTAGGTAGATATACTGATGCGACTGATGGTGATATCGGTTTGATTGTTAGTTTGTCCAGCATTTGTTCTAATCTGGTGTTCCAATAAATCAATCGTATCCGTAGGTAAGTCGTAAGTGTTAGTGCCCTGCACCATTGGGATAGTGCCTTCTTCAATTGTCCAAAGATTAATTCCACGGTTTGCCCATTCAATAGTTAATAAGTTTAAAGAACGTCTTGCTGTACGAAAGTCATAACCAGAGCGTAATTCTTGACCACACCTCTCAAACGCTTCTTCAATAAGGTCTGCTAAGTCTAGATTAAATGCACTGGTTCCAGTTGTTGTCATTTTGGAAACTCGAATATTAAACGTACAATTACAAAATCAAACACAAGCATATCGCAATCATCTTCATGCACTATTTCTGCACCTAACATAACGCCTTTTATGAAGTGTACGTACATAGTGAATTCGCCCATTTTACTTACCTTTTTTAGCTGTTTTTGCTGAATTTATAAAGTCTTGTTTACTAGGGGCGCCTTTTGCACCAACTGACCGCATTTTTTCTTTAGAGCCAGCGGCAATACGAGCTTGCTTTTTATGGATGTTTTCATATAAACCGCCCTTTTTCAACAGCACTGCTGACTCACTTGTCTTAGGTATTTTCTTAGGGGACATCGCCCCCATACCACGACTAGCTTTCATCTTGCTTTCCCATGTTTAGAAATACCATACCCACGAGTAGCTAATTTACCAGCAACTTTACCACCAGATTTATAACCCTCACGAATTTCACTTGGCTTAAAATCATCTTTCATAGCTCCGCTTGCTCTTGTGCGTTCTGATTTAACTGCACTTTCAGTGGCTTTTTTAGCGGCTTGTTTTTCAGCACTTCTGGCGGCTGCTTTAGCTAAACCCTTTAACATGCCTCCGCCCGGAATATAATCTTCTGGATGAACTTTTTCTAGCGGCTTATCATATTCTTTAAGTCTTTTTTGATTAGAACTGGCTT